CGCCCGCTCGCCAGCCACCCGGCGCTGCCCCGTCGTCTAATGGTAAGACTACGGACTCTGACTCCGTCAATCGTGGTTCGAATCCACGCGGGGCATCCACTTGATTTCGCTGCGCTTTTTCCGATCTTTCCTAGGGACGCCTGATGTCAGTTGGGCGTCCGGTTGGGAGATTTTGTTCTGCTTTCGAGCTTGTGGATCGCCGAATCCGCCAGGCCGGAGTCCCGCTTCAGGTAGTGCGTATCGAGGATCGCCCCGACATCCGCGAGAGAGTGTCCGGTGATTGCGGCGATCTCCGCTTCAGAGCATCCGGCCAGCGCAAGCCGAGTGACGGCTGTTCCGCGCAGATCGTGAAAGGTGACGCCGGAAATTCCAGCTTTGCGGCAAGTGCGGCGCCAACTCGTACCGAAGGTGTTGCTGGTCCAACTGCCGCCCGTCGCAGTGGTGAGGATCGTTATTGCCCGCTTCGGCGTCGCGTCCAAAAGTTTTTTCAGAGGCCGACCTACGCGGATAACGACGCGCGCGCCGGTCTTGCCTTGGCGTAGCCGAATGTGAGTCCCGTCATAGGCGGACCAGGGCAGCTTGATTAGGTCGCCTTGCCGCTGCCCCGTCCAGAGCGCCAGCATGAAGGCGAGCTTCAGGTGGGCGGGAGCGTGCTTCAAGAACGCCGCTTCGTCGGCTTCCTCCCACACGGATTCTCGGCGCCCCGAGCGATACAGCCGTCCAGGCTTCTCACACGGGTTGAGCGGAACGAGCCCCCGCCCGAACGCCCATGACAAGATTCGCGCCAGTACCGCGAACGCATAGTCAGCCTGCCGGCGCGACCTGATCGCCAGCCGATCACGCCACGCCATGAACTCGCCGCGGGTGCGGCGGTCCTCGAGCGCGCTCAGCGGGAAATCGCCGAACTCGGCTTCAATGACCTTGATGAGCTTCCTGTAATCGGAGCGGCTTCGCGGCGACAGCGATTCAAACTCGGCGGACGCCTGATAAGCCTGAATGATGGATTGCAGCGCACCGGCGGGCGCAGCCTTGCGGGCGCTCACTGCTCGGTTGTAGCTGGCGACGAACTCGGGCGTTCCCGGCTCGCCTTCGAGTTTCGGTCCGCCTTTCCAGGCGTACCAATAGGTCCGGACAGTGCCGTCGCTGAGCCGCTTCCGGACTGAGTTAAGCCCCTTGAGTCTGACGCGCATCGCGAATCGCCTTCCACTGATCGAACGGGCTTGCGGACGTTGCGATCTTTTCCGAGCGATCGACAACCTGAATCGTCCCGTCGGGCGCAACGCTCACCCCCGCCACATCCAGGCCGGCAGCACGGGCCGCTCTCACGGCTCGCACAATGTCGGCTTGTCTGAATGTGGCGGGGCGGCGTGGCATCGTTAGAAGCTGCCGTTCAGCCTGACCTGGACGGTGCCAGTTCCCGCGCCGGCGGCGGCAACAGCGACGCCGATACGGGTGTTGCCCGCGGCAGTGACCGTGACGAGCTTCGCCACGTCATCCCAATAGGCCGCTTCGCCAGCCGAGAAATCGTCGGCGGCAACCTTGTCGAGCGTAAATACGCCGCGGGTCACCAGGTCGACATCGGCGCCGTTGGCAGCATCACCGGCGGCAACGCCGAAGATCGCGCCGACAAGCGCGCCGTCGCCCGAGCTGACGGCATAGGGGGCAGTGAGGGTGAGGTTGTCACCCGTCTGAACATAATTCTTCACGGTCAAACTCCCTTGGATGTTCGGAATTGAATGGAGCGCACAGGCTGAACGTCGGCGATGCACCGTTTCAGGTGTGCGATGTGAGCGAGCAGGGCGGGTCGCGACGCCATCGTGTAGCGGACCATCTCGCCATTGGAATCTCGGCACTCGGCCACAGACTTTCCAATGGCGAGATCGTGTAACGCTTCCTCAGCCTCGCGCAGCTGCTCGGCGAGCGTCGCCATGCTTAGACGCCGGCGTTCCGGAAGGCCGCGCGATAGTCGACCGGCCCACAGCCGAAATCGAGCGTCACGCGGAACTCCATGCCGAGCACATCCCATCCCTCACGGGACTGGATCTGCGGCCCCTGAGCCGAGCTGAGGTAGGCATACTCGAGCGCGGCAAGGTTCGACGGGTCGGCGAAGACATACCAGGAGGCATCTTCGATCCGCGGCTCGACCAGGATGCTCAGCTTGCCGGCGAAGGGATTCGCATCGGCAGTCTGAGTCGCCTGGATTGAGCTGAGCACCTTTTCGGCAGTCGTTTCCAGCTCCGGCCCGATGAGCAGGAACTTGGGGACAACCCGAATGGGCGTCTTGCCGTCGAGGCTCTTTTGCGTGCGCATCGCCAGCCGAGCTTCGGACAGCGATGCTTCGGCGATCGCGCCGGCCGTGCCGATATTGTTATGGTCGGCGTGGAACATCCGCTTGCCGTCCTCGCCCATGACAGGGCCGGCGCCGTTCGACTGAGTCAGCAGTGCGAGCAGCAGCGATGCTTCGGTTTCCGCCGCGGCGCGGCCCGCCTGGTTACCCCAATCGCGGAACGCGCCAAGGTCGTCATTGATGAGCGCCTTGCGGGACAGCGCGAACATCGACCCGTAGGTGTCGATCGCATACGATTCCGACGCTTCGCCGCGGCTGGTCGACTTGATTTCGCCGGACTCGCTGACCTTCTCGAGCTGCCCGATTTCGCTCAGCTTGAGTTTCGAGGCGGGCCGGAAATCGCTGTGGAGCGACTGCCGCGCCAGCTGCTTCAATGGGCTTTGCGCCGCCTGGTAGGCGGGCATCAGAGTCCGGTTACCGACATTCGTCAGCAACTGCGGAAAGTCGCTGGTCGTGTGCATGGCAGCGCGGAAAATCGCATCCTGGTCCATGCCGACGGTGCTGACGCCGCGCATCCCGAGAATGGCGCGGGCGTGATCGATCAGACGATCGCCCATGTATTGACGGGCTTCGTCGGCCGGAGCTTCGCCGCTCACCCGCGCGAAAATCGCATCGGCGCGGCGCGTCACCAGGACGCTCGGATCGTCGTTGTCGCTCGCCGATTGAGTGACGATGCGCGGCGTTCCGCGGGACTGAATCGCCTCGAAGGCAGCTGCGCGGACGGCCATCATATCGTGGCCGGCGTCGATCTGCTCATCCGCCCATTGCGGCGTGAGGCCGTTCGCACGGGCAAGCTCGCGCACTGCCGCGCGATGCTGAATCGTTTCTTCGTCGGGGGTAATCACATCTGGCATTGCTTCACTCCGGATAGTGGCCGCACTGTCGGCCGGGATGGGGACGATCGAGACCTCGAGGATCTTCGGCTTGATGGTCACGGTCCGCCGCCCCGTTGCCGGGTCGACCCCTTCGGATCGTGAGGTTGCCGAGTAGCCAATGCTGACGCCCTTCAGGCTGCCCTCGGCAATCTTGGTCACCGCGTTCCGCACATCGTCGGCCGCGCTGAGCTGGATAGTGGCGACAATCCCTTCAGCTTCCCGACGGGCGCTGAGGATCGACCCGACAACATTCTCGCTTCCGTTCTGCCGGTGGCCGTCGAGCACGGGCAGTCCGGCGAGCGTCGCCGGATCGATTCCGCTGAGGTCCAGATGCTCGAGGAACGGGCCGCGGGCGTCGCGGCGGCTCACGGGAGCGCCCGTCGAGATCAGGGCTTCGACGGTTCGCGCCTCGGCATTGTAGCTGGACGGAGTCACTGAGCCGCGGGCGCGATGCTGAATGTCATCGTTCGCGCTGCGCAGCCCAAAGAACTGCTGAACCTCAAACGGCACGCCGTCGAAGCCCGTTGGTACATCAAACATTCGGTTCTTCCTTTTCAGGGGTGTCGGGGGCGGGGTTGCTGAAGGTCAGCCCGAGCTCGGCGGCGCGCCGGTTATCGGCTGCAATCTCAGCGTCGAGGTCCTCAACGCCGTAGCCCTGAGCAGCGACAACCTGACGACGGCTCCGGAAGCCGTTCTGGACGGCTAGAGCCTCGGCCTGAATGTCTTTGAGCGGGTCGACCCAGGGCTGAGCCGGCGGATACCACTCGGCTGCCAGATAATCGGCCATTCTCCATTCAAAATCGGGCGCGTCCAGAGAACCGCGCAACACCTCGAGCGTGAGAACCCGTTCCCAAACGGGGCGCAGCAGCTGAGGAATGAGGATGTGGTACTGGATCTGCTCGAGCCGCTGCCGGAAGGCGACCAGGCCCGCGCGCAAGCTCGAATAGTTCGCGCCGCGGAGATCGCCGGTCAGCAGATGCTCCGGAACGCCCAAGCCCGCCGCCACGGCGCGCAGTTGAAGCTGAGCGAATCCGATGGACTCGGCTGCCTGCTGAGGCGTGCTGAATTTCACATCCCAACCGGGCGGCAGGAATTTCAGCGTTCCAGGTTCGAGGCCCGACTCAAGAATGCTGCCCGACTGTTGCCCGTCACTGTACGGATTTTCGCCCGTGGCCGCGCCGTTCTGATCGACTAGGAAGCCGGCGTGCATTGCCGCGACCTTCGCCCCGACAAGCAAAGCATCCTCGAGCTGGTCCAGTTCAGACAGCCGCAGCAGCACCGGCGCGAGCCATGAAATGCCGCGAACCTGGCCGGCGCCGAGCGGGCGAAACAGGTGAATGATGTCGCTCGCCCGCACGCGCACGGGCGGCGCATAGTTCGTGTAAGTGTCAGTCGGGCGGACGGGGCTGACGTGATAGGCAACGCGGTTGCCCGCCGCGTCGAACTCGATTCCGGCGACGATCCGGCGCCCGTTCCCAAGCTCGACAGTGTGTGAGGCGTCGACCATCTCCGCCGGAAAGAGCCGCAATCGCAGCCCGTCGGGAGTGACGATTACGTGAAAGAACGCTTCCCCGTCGCCGATCATCGCCGCGGTCGCGGCGGATTGCAGTCCGCCGAAGTCGGTTACACCATCGGCGTCAGCTCGATCTGACCAGGCAGCGAAGGTGTTGCCCAGCAGCTTACGGACGGCGGGCGTCGGGTGAACGCTGGCCGGCGTGATTCCGGCGCCGACAAGCGCGGTTGTCAGCACCTGGACTCCGTTCGCGGCCCAAGGGTTATTTGCGATCATGTAACGTGCGCGGCTGCGAACAGGCGCGGCCGCAGCAAGCGCCTCAGGCCCAATCGGCCCCATTGATGGCCGGGAGTCCCAACGGCGGCTGCCCCCGGCAGCATCGAAGCGGCGTGTTGCAGTGGAGCGGAGCCACCGCCGAAGCGTCGCGAGCATCTTAATTGCCCGTCGGGGCGACGATCGGCCGCAGCAGCGGAAGCCGGAAAAACGCCGGAATCTGAATCGTCGCGATCGGCATCATTCTTTCGTCGGCCCGAGGGTCAGATTCGACCTGAACCGCGGGGTGCCGCTCCCTAAGCTGCCTAACCGCCTCAGGCTCAGCAGGAGCCTCGTTCGGGTCGACCTCACCCGCCGGATAGAAAGCGGCGATTATCCGTCGCTCACCAGTTTCCATGTTGCGGAAGGTGTCGATTTGGAGCTGCCAGAATGCCTGGTCATACACCGTTTCCATCACCGCCGGCACGAGAGGATGCGCACAAACGGTGCGAATCGGAGACCTCTCACGGTCGATACCCGGATGCCAGCTGTAGAGGCTCTCGCTTACGGCATTCAGAACGGCATTATCCGCGACCCCGGCGTCCTGGACAGCGGACAGCAGCAGCGCGGCGGCCACATCGGCGAGCGCATACTTATTTGGTGAGGTGGCGCCTTTGCCGCGTTCCCGAACGTGAATCTGCCGATTTCTTGCATAGGCGGTGACGCGCCCAGTGGCGGTTGTGTATTCAATGCCGGTGCGCGTGAGAAAGCGATTCAGGTCTTTGATCGTGTAGCGCGCGTCCGGCTCATCGTGAGCGAACAGCGGCGATTGCGGCGCTTCGGCCATGTGGCACTCCTCTCTGACTGATTCGCTGATTCGCACAGCCGAGGTGAGTTTCACATTAAGTTGCGACGATATTTTATAATGAAGCCTTTCACTTTGTTTTTAGGTGACCCGCGGTATCTCCGGAGTCGCCGGCTCTGAGGGTGCCGGTACGGAGATTCCGCGTTCGCCGCGCTCCGTTCAGTGACGGGCCGTTTCTCCTGCGGCTCGCCACAGACAAGCCGCGGCTCTCTCCCGCGGTTCGGTTTTGCCGAGTGGCCGATGGGGGACAGCCATTCCCTTGTCGGCCATTTGTTTGAGGAAGGTCAGTGCAGCTCGAGCCGGATTGGATACCGCTGAAAGAGGCCCTCTACGGATCAGGCGGACTCTTCCCGACGCTCAGGCGCCGCGATGTGTTTGAGTTGGTCGCGCCGATTGAGCGCACATCATGCGCGACAGGGTTGCGCCATTACTTTCTCACGCCGGAGCAACTGCTGCATCTGCGCTCCCTCAGCGCGGCCAGAATATAAAAGCTAGCTCCGCGAACAGGATCGCCGCGAACAACGGATTCCAGCGCGCCAGCTTGGCGCTCGCCTCGGCCCGTCCCTCCGGCGTGCTGCTCATCACTGAAATCGCGCCAATGACTAGCAGTAGAACAAATGCAGTTCCCATGTCGATTTCCCTGTTTTTGTTCTACGAAATATCGATCGTAACAAGTCACTGAGTCAAAAAGATTCGAGGTTAACAGAGTCACTATTTAGATGATCGACACAACTGCCGGGTTGAGTCGCTTGAAAGTCGTTTCTGTACTACTATCGATCCGTGCGACTCGGGGAAATCGGAGAAATGATTACAGAGACACTAGGCCGTTCATTGGCGTCTTACGATTCTGGCGCCAATCGCGCGAAGCGATTCCGCGATGATGTGCGGACGGGGAAACGGCAAGTGAGCTTGGCCGATGAATTGGCGGGGCTAGCGGAAATCGGCCGCCCATGGACCGCCGCTGAGCGCGGCTTCCTCGATTATGTGGAGGAATGGTTGACGGCGTGAAGCTCAGAACAGTTCGATTGCAGCATACACCAAGCCGATCGACACGGAGAGTAGGGCCATGCCCATGCTCGCGCGTATCCAGGCGGCGTTGCTGGCGATCACCTTCTCATTTGCTTCGATCATATCTGCGTAGTGATCCGCCATCGCCGCCAAGCCTTGGTTCAAATCGTGGCCGTCTGCGATGTGTTTGACCCAGCCTCCGGGGGTGTTTCCCGAATAGTCCCAGTCAACAGGTCTAGCGCTGATCACTGCAAGTATCGCCGCTAGCACTAAGCCTACGGCAGTCACAAAAATGGGACCGGCCAACTCGGCGCCTCGAGCGGCGCTCGCCAGTGCTGCACCAATGAAGGCGCCAGCTGCCGCCAACAGCAGCCCAGTGAACGTCATCGCCCGCTGATCGGCAGCTACCGCCCCCGTAAGCTGCGCCTGGAGACGTACTTCCGCCTCGCGAACAATCTCTGCTAGTAGTTCCGGCGATGCCGATAGGTAATCTGAGCGGCTCATAGGGGTACTATCTAGAGATGGTTGAGCGTCCTCCCAAGTCCACAAAGAGCACTGACACTGGCAGTCGCGGCAGTGGTCGAGCCGCAAACAAGGGCGGAAGCCGCTCGTCTGAGGGCGGCAGCTCCCGTAGTGACGGCGGGCAGAAGGGTGGAAAGAAGGGCGGCAGCAGTCAGTCCGACCGCTAGCAGCGCCGTTTATCCCCAGTTAAATGTTCACCATGCGTTCTTCTCCCTTGCGTCAGGCGCAGAATCGCACATAATGTGCCTGTCGGGGCCTTAACCACAACAGCTTGTGTCCCCGGCTAGAAAGGAGGACGCAAACATGGCTAAGCCAATCAAACCCGGCCAAGCAGCAACCCGCTCTGGTCAATATGAGCAGATCGGACCCCGCGGCGGCAGGACTGGCAAAGAACGCACCGTCACTCGCGGTGAACCTTTGCCCCCAACGCCCAAGCGGGGAATGACGTACCGCCTGGTCGACCCGACCAAGCACTAACATCAAGCCGAAAGCGGAGCGGAGGTGAGAGAAGGCCCGGCGCCGATCCTAACCGAGGCCAGCTGGCGGAAACATGAGAAACCAGACGCTGGTACAGTTCACATCCCGCCGGAACCGACATTCGAATCCGAAGCACGCGATTCCAACGACTGGGGCGCTCCAATATGGGGCGTCCCCTTTCTTATCAGGTTCTATCCGGCCGGAAGTCTTTGCCACTCGGAATTCCGGCAAATCCACGTACGATGAAGCCGATCGCAGTGGTTAAGATCCACAGCGCAAAGACGAAGCCGAAAGCCCACGGCGAAGAGTCCTCGAACCGATACCAGACCTGGCGCAACCACGCCTCCCACTCCCTGCTGCGCGCCTCTTCGATCAGCTTGGTTTTGAGCGGGTACTCGCTCGCCCGCTGTGCCATGTAGTCATAAACAGCAGTGCTCCAGCGCGGGTCGACCTTGTAAGTAATTAGGGGTGGCATCTCCCGCGGTGGGTTGCCGACAGGCGGGAGCTTGTACACGTCGCGCCGCCACGGAACACCTTGCTCGTCGCCTCGAAAGCAGAGTTGGACAGTGCGAAAATCGGCGTTGCCGAAATAGGCAGGCCGCTCAAAATTGTACTGCCCATCGTCACTGCGACACCTGCGCGTCGTGTAGGTGAAGGGCTTGTCCGGTCCGGTTGTCTCTAAGATCACTTGCGGACCCGACGGTCCGAAAGCCACGTATCCCGCGCACAAGAGAACTGCGGCACCCTGCAACAGAAGGGTTATTCGACGCCCGCCCTCAAACCAATTGACGGCCATTTGCCTACCTCCCCCAAGATCGGGCACTCCAGATTGTGAAGGATTGCGGCAGCAGGGGCAATCTGGCTCCGGATGCTTGAAGGCAAAAGGTCCTCGTCATCTTCGTCGGAGTCAGCTCTGCCGTGTTAACGCCGCTCCATCCAGGCCGAGCGAATCACCGCCTGAGCGGGCAGGGCAGGGCGATCGCTACTCAATTCAGCTTCTCGGCGATCCAAGTCCGCTTTGACTAGGTGGCGAGCTGCAAACGCATAGACAACGCAATCCAGCGCCTCAGCGCGCATCCCCGATTTACGGACGAACTGGCGAACCGGCTGGCCGCGGACATAGCGAACGATCCGGCGTTCCGACGTCAGCTGCTCGTACCAGGACGCTTCCAGCGACTTGCTGAACCGGATCGACTGCCCGCGCGCCAGCCGGGTCAGAATCTGCGCTTTGAGTCCATCCACTCCGACAATGAAAAGCCGCGACTTACTCCCGCTCGCCTGGATGGCGGGCCGCGTTCCTGAGGCGCCTTTGCCGGCGACGATTCTGCGAGGGTAGCGGGGCCGCGCGAAGGCATAAACGACGTCCGTTGTGCCGCCGTCGCCGGAGTCGATCACCGCGGCGTCGATTTTGAGGCGGCCGCCATTCGGATGCGGCCATTGCGTGCGCAACAGATCGTCGAGCTCGTGCCAGGTCGAATCCTCGTGCGGGCTGCCCCAAACGACTGAATGCCCGAGAATGAGCGCGTCGCTTCGGCTCCAGCCGACAATCGTGGTTTCCAGCCGGTCATCCTGAACGTCGACGCCGGCGGTCACGATTAGAACCTCAGCCGGAATATCAGTGAGATCCCACGGCTCAGCTCGAGCCTGGAGCGACTGCTCATCCAATTCCTCAGCTGCTTCGCGCCAGCCTTCCGCCAGGATCGTGTTGACAAAGGTTTGCAGCTGGTCGGGGTGGTCCTTCACCGCAGTGAACTCTTTGGCGAGTTTTCCCCAACTTGCGTTCGCCAGCGTCGAAACGAGAGCATTCAGCCGGAATCCGGCGTGTCCCTTCACCTCAGGTTGCGTGATTCGCCATTCGCCGGCTGCCACCATCGCCGGCTTGTGCCGCTCATCGATCAGATCGCAGCAATGCGGGCAGCGGAATGCGGCTGTTTCGGGCCGGTCCGGCTCCCATTCGATGTGCCGCCACTGGACCTCGGTAAAGGCCCCGCAAGCGGGGCAGGGGACCTCAAACACCCGTTGGTCGCTGGTCCGGTAGGAGCGGAGCACATTGCTCGTTTCCTCGAGCGTTGGGGTACTCCCCATAATAATCTTGCGGTTCGCGAAGCTCAGCGTCCGCCGCTCAGCCAGGATGAGCGCGCTGCCCTCGGCAGTCGGCTCCATAGCGTCGACCTCATCCATCAACAGGACTCGGACGTTGTGCCGGCGAAGGTTTCGCGGGGACTTGGCGGCAACGATTTTCAGGCTGCCGCCGGCGAAGCGCCGGGACAGCAGAGTGTTGCGCCCGGTTTCGTCGGCTTCGGCCGACAACAGCCCCGCACAGGCCGGCGTCGCCTCGAAGATCGGCTCCAGGTCCGACACAACATAGTCGCGGCAGTCCGCCTCAGTCGGCAGCAACGCCAGAATCGGCGAAGGTTCGTTCGCAACATAGCTCGCCAAGGCGCTGGTCAGCAGAGTCGTGAATCCGACGCGCACCGGCTTGACGATGGTGACGCGCTCGATTTCCGGATCCGTGATCGCATCGGCAATATCGCGCTGGTACGGCCAGAGAGTCACCCGCCCAGGAATTGCGGAAACGCCTTCCGGCAGCCGCATATGCTTCTCAATCCACTCAGACAGCGGCAAGCGGGGCGGCGGGCGGAGCGCGGCGAGCGCGGCGCTGCGAAGCTCACTGAGCGCCGTCATTCGCCGTTTCCTCGAGCGCATTGCGGATTTCGCGATCGATGCTATCCACATCGTGCGCAGTCAGCGTGCCGATTTGCTGCTGAATGCGGGCGGGGATCGCCAGCATCGCCGCCCGCACATCCCGGAGAATTGAACTCCAGGCGCGCTCAACCTCGGCGACAGGAACGAGTTGCCCGCGCATCGCGGCGTTTTTCATTTCCTGCGCATCGGCTCGAGCTTTCTCATAGCGGAGCTTTTCGGCCGTCAGATTGCTGTTCTTTGACCGGCCCGACGCCGTTTCCCTGAGGCTGGCGCAATAGGCCCTGATCGACTCCCGCAACGGGAAGCGGTTCGGCCCGCTCCGCTGAATCACGCCGCGCTCTGCCAGCTCCCGCACTGTGCGCGTCGACAGCCCGAGGAAATCAGCAAGCTCGGCTGCCCCTACGCCGTCCACAGTCGGTCCGATCAGCGCGTCAATGTCGATTTCCACCTCAGCGCCCACGGTGGAGTCCAATCTCAAGATTTTGCAGCGAGTGATTTTCCGGGGCTCGGCGACCCCCGCGGCCGGCAGCCACCAGGAAGGACCCATTCAGGGTTGAGGATTGGACAGCGCCACGTCGGTTCGGACAACTGGACACCCCTAAAGGGGTGTGTCCGTGTCTGTCCGGGAACACCAACGACTCGTCATCTCGGACAAAACTGGACTTGTCCGGCAATGTCCGTGTCTGTCCGGCGTCCCATAGCGTCCCATGCTGTCTCATTCGCCCAGCTCCTCGAACACATCGGGAAGCAGCTCGATGGCGGTGAGCACCTGCCCGTCGCGCACGTCGACAATGCCGCGCCTGGTCAGTTGGACAACCGCGCGCTCGAAGGCCTTGGCTCTGCTGTCCGGCTTGTCTGATGCGCTGACTCTGCGGCCGTCGATGCACGCAGTCCGCCAATCCGCCTCGCTAACCGTATCGCTGTCACGCTTCAGGTCGGTCAGAATAGCGAGTGCAGCAGCGGCGCTGGCGGGCAGCTTTTCACGCTTCGGCGCCGGTCCGCTCAGCTCCTCGACATACGGGAGCCTGACAGGGTCACCATCCTCGTCATGGCCGCGGTCCAGCAGCCCGATGCGAAAGGCGATGTCCAGGTCGCAAGGCCCGTTGCGATTCTTGCTGAGCGTGCCGCGCACAATCCCGTCCTGGTCGCGCGGGAACAGCTGGAGCGCCACGTCCAGCGCACCGTTGAGTACGCTATGGCCGCGCGGCGTCGGCGACTGCGCTTTCGTGTCATGGTGGATGAGAACGACGGCTGCGCCGTGAACCGTGAGCGATCGGGCGACGCTAACGACGCGGCTCATGTGCTCAGCCGTATTTTCCTCGAGACCGGGGAAAGCTGCCGCGAGTGTGTCGATGAAGATCAGGACCGGGCGCTGGTCGGCAACAGCGTTTTGCAGTGCCTTCAGGTCCGGGCTGTCATCTTCGAGCAGATTGCTGACGCCTTCGACCAGGCTGAAGCGCGTCGCGTCCCCATGCACAGCCTTCAGGGCTGCGACCCGGCCGCGTAACCCGTGCGGATCTTCAGGCGCGACATAGAACACTTGTCCGCCGTCCGTGCGCATCCCGAAAGCGCGGCTGCTGAGCGCGACCATGTAACCGATGTGCGGGGAAATGAGCGACTTGCCGGCGCCAGGAGCCCCGTAGATGCAGCCGACATCGCGCGGCGCCAGCAAGCCCTTCACAACATAACCGCGCGACGGCGAATCCTCGCAATCCGCGGGATTCAGGAATCGCAGCTGCGTCGGCTCGGCTGGCGTGGTTCGCTTCGCTCCGGCCACGAGCTCGGCCCGCCGCGCAGCTGCCCGTTTCCGCTTTTCTGCGGCCGCCAGTTGTCGCTTCTCTGCCGCGTGATCGATCTTGGCGAGCGTGTCAGTGAGCTTGCTCAGCTCATCGGATTCCGGCGCCGGATCTCCCCCGATTAGCGCGTCAATATCGTCGGGATCAGTTGGGAAACTGCCCGTAACCTTTTGATATTCCAATGTGCCTTTTCCCGTCGGTTGGGAAAAAAGCGCAATGAAATCAACGGATTGGCACGGACTCTGACTCCGTCAATCGTGGTTCGAATCCACGCGGGGCATCCAGCCGCTCAGGCGGCGTTGGCGTCGAGCGAATAGCCTTCCGACCGAACGGTCCGGATCAGGTCCTGCCCGCCCGACCGCTCCAGGGCCTGGCGAAGGCGCCGGATGTGGACATCGACCGTCCTGAGCTCGATGTCCTCGTTGTGCGGCCACACGAGCTCCAGCAGCTGCTGGCGCGAAAAGACCTTCTCCGGATTCAGCAGGAAGTGGCGCAGGAGCCTGTATTCGGTCGGCCCGAGCGCGACCGGCTTGCCGTCGCGCCGCACGCGATGCGCGGCCACGTCCATCTCCAGCCCCGCATAGTTGAGCCGCTCGGCGACCAGGTTCGGGCTCGAGCGGCGAAGCAATGCCTTGGCCCGGGCGACCAGCTCCTTGGGGCTGAACGGCTTCGTGACGAAATCGTCGGCGCCGGTCTCGAGCCCGCGAATCCGGTCTTCCTCCTCGCCGCGCGCGGTGAGCATCAGGATCGGCATCGCCGCGTTGGCGCTGCTTCGCCGCAATCGCCGGCACACCTCGATCCCGCTGACGTCCTCGATCATCCAGTCGAGGACCACCAGCGCCGGGCG